ATAACACGCAATTGTTCCTCAGAGTATCCAGCTTTCTCACATAGCCTACGCATAATAGTGAAAGTTGCTGCAATAACGCAAGGTGGCATCGTTTTATCAAAGGCTGCATAATCCCCAGCTACAATACGATCTTCACCATATTGTGTCAAATACTCAAATAAATGAGTCCACTCAGGGGACGTCGCATTGGTACCAGGAGCTGCTTCAAAAACATACTTATTCTTTTGCAATAATCTTACAAAAGATAAAAGATATTTTCGAACCACAAAGCTCCAATCAAATGGACCACCTGCAAAAACTCGCGTCTTTTTTGCTAAAATCTTTTTAAAAGGTACAGCTTCGTCCTTCAAATGACCAGTAAACACTGGCATGGCACGTTCTCCATCATGGTATTTTCTTATGATATCATCGACACGCTCCATCACTTCTGGATCAGCTACAACAGGTTCTTGAATTTCTCCAATAGCCGGAATAGCCGTTAAAAGTGATTTCTTGGATTTACACCAAGGATGACCTGCACTACTTTTTCTATTAATTTTATCAACAAAAGCAACACCAGGTGCACCATTTAAAGTGGTAACATCATCGTAAACCATAAGATTTTCCAATTCACCTTCTGGTAAATTTTCTAAAATATCGTGTAGAAAACTATCTACACATTTACCCAAAATATCAGAACGGATCTTGGTAACTGGCTTAACCATACTTAGAGCAGCTATGCGCCAAGGGGTCCAACCTTTCATAATTGGACCTCCATGTTTAGGAGCATATTCTTCTGACAAATGATCAGATATTAGGGTTGGTACCACTTTACTAGTGCCACCATCCCTATGTGCCGAAGAAAACGAACCATATACATCAGCACTACCATCTTCTATAAAACGTAACACAGATTTCCTGTGTAAACTCGTAAGATGATGATTGGTTGATTGAACATTTAATTGTGGTTCTCCACTAGTAATTTGAGCACCAAAATGCGTAATACTAGCTTCAATATCCTTCTGTGTAAC